ACTCTTAAGATAGACTCTACGTCCTTCAGCAACTCCGGGCTCTGGGCCGATGAGCTCATAGGGAACTACAAAGTCTGCTTGTCCAGAATAGTCGCTATACTGGAGCGAGGCGGACACGTATGTCATTCCTACTTGGTGAGTCCGTGCTTGTGCAAGGAACCGTCGGGAAGCTCCGACGATTGCAACTGTTATAGGCGTAAACCTGGTTATAGTGCCATGGGGTAGGCCTGCTATGCGCTGCAGAAGCTTGCTCCGCTTTGCCTCAGCATCTGAGTCTGCTCTGGACTCAACAACGTCTGTAGACACTGCTTTCCAGTACATCTCTGTTAAATCTTTCATGTCTTTAATAGCATGGCCGCGTTGCGTAAGCCGTGCTAAAAAGACCATCATGCCCCCAGGAGAGCAGGCGCTCTCCTGGAGTACGGCAACCTCAATCTTATTCATCTTCGGCCAACCTTTCTGCAGCTTGACTATTAGCCGCGTGTAGGTCTTCCTCAACTTTCTCTTTGATAAAAGCATCGCCGAGAATGTTCTCAATCTGGGCACGCTCTTCTTCATCCAGATTATTCATTTCAGTGATGAAGGCTTTAGCAACCATCTTCATCGCCATGCCAAGGGTCAAAGCATCTGTACAATAAAACATTGCAGCGTCGCCATCTTCTTTTGCCAACACGGCAACAAAGTCACCAGACTCATGGACCTCATTATCCATAATAACTTTACAAGTATCAGACATATTATTTTTCCTCCTAATAATTATTATCTTGCCTTTCATGGTTAGTAATATTCTTAGCTACGTATATCTTAGACAGCTCATCAGCGGTTAAGCCCAAGGCTAGACTTATATTAAGCATGAAGTGGAAAGCATCTACAAGTTCTTCTTTAGCGGCTGACCAATGCGTCTGAACTTCATCATCATCCCAATTGTATTGCTTCCACTCTTTGAAAAACTGTAGCTCTCGCATCATTTCATGTAGTTCCTGGTCTAGGTACTGTGCATGGTGCTTAATATACTGAGTACGTTCTTGAGCCGTTTCAAAGTCACCAAAACCTAGTCTGTGCTGCAGTACACTCTGCATCTTATACATCATGGCTAAAGTAAGGTCTTCCTGGATGCATTCGTATCCGTCAAATACTAAACCTTCGGTGTACATTTTATTTAGGGTAGTCTCACAGCACCCAATAAGCTGCAATGCAGCACTCCTATTCATTCTGCCAACAGCTTTCTGGTCCTTATACACTAGTAGATTCTTGGTGTGTGAGTATGCAGCATTGTATGCTTTGGTAACCCATTCAAGGTTTTCTACTTTGTTATTCAGGCCATTACCGTCTTTATGATTTACTTGGTCAGCCTCTTGGTCTGTATTAGGTATAAAGGCTTTGGCAACAAGGTTATGCACAAAGAACCATTTTTGTTTAGACTTTTTGCACAAGCCAACCTTAGCGTAGCCAGACCAAGTATCAGCAATATTTAGTATGTGCCCAGTTTTATCGTTCCGTACCAGGCCCCCATCAGATACAGAATAGTTAGTGTATTCAGGAATTTTTTTCCATCGGCCAACACATATTGGTCTGTCGTTTTCAGTAGCTTCACGCACTTGCTTGCTCATTTAAGCTCCTCCTTTCACATACATGGCGCGGAACTCAATCTTCTTAAGCACCTGGTTGTAGATTTCTGGGAAGTTAGTCTTAAGAGCCTCTGTATCAACTCTGGTCTGGGTACGAGGCGACCACTTGACTGTGAAGTCTTTTGTGTAGCCAATCTCAGCGTCTTGCAGCATATCCTTGAGACGGTTCTGAGCCTCTTCCATAGTAGAAGTTATCTCTTTGATTTCTGCCTTGCACTTGAATACGGTAGCCGCTAAGTCGTTAGCTACATCTGAGTCAAGAGTCTTCTCAGAGTTCTTAACTACTGTACTGTACAGAGTATTAGCAAACTCTGTATCAGAAGCCTGCATCTCAGGTTCTTTGAGCTTCAACACATTGTCAAACCAAAAGCTCTTGGCCGCGGGGATTATGACGTCATTAAGCAGCTCGTCATTACGAAACACTTCATAGTGATAAAACTTGTTACCACCTACAAGGCAGGCAAACGCACCTTTCTCTAAGCCCAAAATCCACAAGTACCAGTTCAGCTGATATATGTAAGTCATGAGAATTTCACCGCTGTCCCATTCATCCTTACCGTACTCACTGGTTGTCTTGCACTCAAGAATACCAAGAGAACCATCCTTGTAGATAATCAAGCGGTCAATGTTTGCTAGTGCCCAGGGATAGTCTTTGTGGTGAAGTGTCGCATTAACGCTTCGGATTTCTTTAACGTCATCAGCGCTGCGACGCATATACTCGTCAGCTACAATAGGCTCAAGTAAATGCCCAAACCTCATGCGCTCCTGCGCTGCTTCTCCCGGCTTCATAGCGTCCGTATATTGCCCAGTCTTAGTCAAGTATACTTGGCGCGCCGAGGTGAACGGACTAACAGCACAAATAGGGCCAACATCTGAACCACCTATGCCTCTAGTCCTTGCTTGTAACCAAGCTGCTTCATCGTCTTCTTGACAGATGGTAGAATACACTTTGCAATTTGGTAACATCTTAAGAATGTCCATCTTTCTCCTTCCTCCTTTTCTCAAGATATTCTTTGCGTGTCAAACCTTCGCGCTTGGCTGCTTTGCCTATTTTTGTATAGGCGCTGCGTTGCTGTGTATCGAGGCCGCTGCGCTCCATACTACGCCGAATTGTTCTAGTCATACTGCTCATTATCTACACACTCCTTTACTAGTTTGATTAGTATCTCGCCGTGACACGGCTTAGGAGGACACCAGCAACCTAGGACTTTACCGGCCAACGATGGTAAGGCATTCATAAGTATTTTGCTTGTTCTTACATGGCGCTCATACTTTTGAATAACCTCTTCTCTAGTGCCGTCAGGTCCTATGATGTACGGATTGCCCCACTTAGAAGGTCTACCTATATACACGTCATAGGGTTCCTTCTTAAAATGAACAACTTTCATACTATCAAGATATTCTCAAGCATGATGTCTGTATTGCTTTTAAGTCTCATATCCTCGTCGTATGCCTCAAGGATGTAGTCAATCTTCTCAGACAAGTTTGAGTTGTTGACAGCTAGCTCAATGGCGCCGGTTGGTAAGCGAACAGCCGTCACAAGATAAGTAGGTTTGAAGACCTTTCTTAGAGGCACCTGGTCTTCAGGCGGGCACGTTGAGTTCATGTCTTCATCATGCTGCTCATCTTCTGTCAGGGGTTTCATAGCCTCTTTGATTGTTCTTAGATAGTATCTGATTTCATTTTCCATTGTAGTTCCTCCTTAATAATCTGTTGGGGCATAGAAGTTCTTCCGTGCCTCCTGAACCTCAGTACTTGTTATAGTAACGGTTGTAAGGTTCTCAAATAACTGTGTGCCTAACGGAAGACGCCTGTAGTCGCCGCGGGACTTTTCTACAAGATGCTGTGTGGTCATAAATTTCAAGAGCATCTTTAAGTCGTCCTTTGTAAGACCAGTATAATCTTCCAATGTAGCTCTGCTGAAATACGGTAGTTGATAAATAATCCGTGCCATCTCTGCGTGGTCTTGCATCGGTAAAGCAAGGAACTGAGAACGGAGCTTGTCAATGTTAATATCAGATGTATCAGTTGTAGCCTGCTCTTGCTCACTAAGTCTATCATAGCCGAAACTCTTGGCACAATATAGCTCGTTCATAAAGTCAACTACAAAATCTACATGCTCTGGTAGAACAATGACTTTCTCGAAAGACTCGTCTGTAGATACTACACAACAGGCGACTGCGACAGCTAATCGAGCTATCTTTAATCGCTGGTCAGCAGCTTCAACTATTGGTACTTTCGAGGAATACCTGGAACCCATTTCCGTTGCTTTCTTGAGTATATGCTGGGTTGTCTCATCCGAGATTTCGATATTCTCAGGCCGCCGCGACCAGGACCATAAGACGCGCGTATTGCACGCATCTGATGTGTAGACGTGGGGTACGCCTGGCAAGTCCTTGAGAGATTTGTTAACAAGCGCAGGGTCGACGTCACCTGAAGCGACGGACATAGCAAGGTCAAGACGCCTAACATCTTCTGCCTTTCCCATAAGCTTAAGGACTGCATTGACTCCATAAGTTTCTGAGTTGAGCTGTCGTCCATTCCGAGGGTTCGAAATGTATATAGCTCTTGTTCGGCTTGTAGTTTCAGCTGTAATGACGCCTGTTGCTTTTGCAATTCCACTTGAGCGGACATCTGACATAACTGCCAAATCATCCTCGTTGAGCCCACTAAGCTCATCAATGGTAAGTAGCCCACCATCGTTAAGCGGGAACGCACCCCAGACAAGAAACCAGCGTTTGTTATTTTGCTGCATGTTGTAGACAAGGCCTGTTCGTTTTGAAGACTCTCCTGAGTGTAATTCTCCAAGTCGGTAATGGTGCATCATCCTTTCTACAATAGTGGTCTTAGCTTGCCCTGAGTCACCAATAATTAGCAACTCACCCCAGCCTCGCTTTACATACTGCTCTTGAAAGTAAAAGTTCAATACGGTATGATACACTAAATCAACTGCAAAAGCTACATTGCGGCGCTCCCAGATATAGGTAACGTTTCTCTCCAGGTCCTCATGTATCTCATCAAATTTACTTTTGATTGTTTGACCCTCTTTGCGCATAAAAAGTTTTAGATATTCGATAGACTCTTCATTAAGCTCAAAGTCGCTTATCAAATCTTTCTCAGGATAAGCATTGTCAAAAACATAAGTCGCATATTGAGAATGAGGCTCTGGATACATGTAGCCAACCATAGTGTACCGCTTATTTGTTTTGAGATTGTTTCCTATAAAGTACCCCGTACGTACTACATATTCGTGCTCGGTTGAAAATCCAAAGTTTGCTTCAGCCTTAGGTATCAAGCGGAGTTCCTCAAGGTTCATATATTCTTCTATCTCAATACGAACTCGGTCACACCGCGGGTTAACACCCATTATCTCGTACAGCACTTGCCGTTGTTTTTCCTCTGTACACTTGATTAGCTTTAACATATCTTTATCTACAGAGGTTAGTGTTCTTGTACGTTCCCCAGCCATCACAGCTAATGAGCACTTAGCGCACTTCTTTGACTCACTGTCGAAAGCTTCGCCACACTCTGCTTTAATAACTTTAGGACATAAAAAGGGAGTGCTGTCTTTACCGCTAACCATGACAGGAATACTTAGTCTTCTGCCATAATTATCTGCTGCAGAACTATCTGATAAGTGTAGTTCAAGTGCTTCAGTTTCATCAGCCAAACGTTCAGCTATATCAGGGTCTACATACTTAACCGCTGCATCAAGCAGCTTCTGAAAGTCTTCTGCGGTTTGACCGCACTTTGTGAAGTAATCTGTTAAGTCGCCTTTGTTTGGAAAGTCTTCTGGCCAAGTAACTACATAGACATCTACAACCCTGTACAGTTTCTCGCACAAGCGTTTTGTAGCGTTACGTCCAGCTTCATCGTTATCCTGTGCAAGGAATACCTTCTTCTTATTCCTAAATAGTCTTGTCCACTCAGGCTTAAAGGTTCCAGCGCCAGAAGTAGGGCACGCGGCGGGGAAGCCCATCTGTTCGGTAATAACACGGTCCATTTCACCTTCGCACCAGACTACATAAGTTACTTCTTCATCTATTATGCGGTCGACGCCAAATATCTTAACTTCTCCATATGTATTACCGTGCTCATCTCGGTAATTAAGTACTTTGTACTGGTCATTATCCGAGTTCCATTTATATCGTCTGAAATTGGATAGCACATTATATTCATCGTATACTGGAATTG